AGGAGCAGACCCGACCTTAAGAGGCAATCCTATCTTTGGCATTAGTAACTCCCCTTTTCCTTCTTAATCTTTATAGACTTGGCTTTCGGCTTTTTCTTCTTTGGCATTTTTTTATTCTCCGCTGGAGCGTAGAAGGCCACTTTAACCATAACAGTTGGAAGAACAAGCAGGAGGATCAAAATAACAAACAGATGGAGTCTCAGGTAAGGTTAACCATCTGCTGTTAAAATAATCCCCCCACTTCTCTGCAAAGAGACTACGCTACAGTGAGATCAGTAATCCTTCCAGACCCTTTCTCGTTGCCCGATTCCAGAGTCAACTCTGTAATAATCTGGCATCGCCTGGAGTCACCGTTCCGTGGGAACTCTCTCTTGGTCGGTCGTCTGAGCCAAGCTTTTCTCCACAGATCCATGTCTCCAAGGATAAGAACAACATCAGGAATCTGAGCCTGAGCGACATGGTGAAGTCGAATCGCAATGTTCCCGAAAGAAGATCGGTAAACATCAACAGATGTCTCAAGAACTGGTTGAGTCATCGGAAGAAAGCGAGTCCCATTCCCACTGAATGCGTCGATCTTGGTTCGTTGGAATCCGCCACACAGAGCAGTCTGAGGGAATCCTCCTTGAACCCAAATAGCCTGGAGCGCGTCTTTGAACATAGTTTCGGTCAAAGCTTCGGCTCCTGCTCCAGTTCCAGTCTCAGTGTTAGTTGAGATGAACCCTTGCATTCCCTTCATAACTCTAGCAGCACCGGTAGTACCAGTAACAGCGGCACCGTTAATAACTAGAGCGTACTCAATATCAACTGCCAGCTTCTTGGTGTGAAGAGCAATTTGATAGTTAAGCTCAGATGCCCGACCGCCCTTGTCAACTATATCTTGGGTGTCAGTTACCTGAAAATTTTCGCTGATAATCTGCATTACATTGTTCAATCGAGTTGTTGCCGTGACAGCCGCTGGGGTGAACTCATTTCCTTCAATCTGAGCGTTTTGTGCAGCGGATCCTACTGTATCTGTTTGCCATTCATGAAGACGGGAAATCCCATTAACATTTCCGGTGTTACTTGTGACCCAAGTTTCTACCGGAGAGATGTTATGAATAACATCCGTTAGATCTTCACGGTTGCCAACCGCATCATATGTGGTGAAACTATTCGCTGTAATCGCCATTTTTTAGTCCTTTGAACTCTCTATATATTTAGCCCAGTCCCAAGTAGACTTACTTGTCTTAGCCCTATCAAAGAGTCTCTGCGAAGAAGGCGATCCCACACTAGCTGGCATCCCCTGTCCTGGGCGAGTAACGCCGAGAGGTCTTTGCTTCGTCTCTTTGGAGCCAATATTCTGGGCAGTATTGAGTTTTAGATTAACTTTAACAATCTCCTCATATTGCTTACTCTCATCTTTTATCGAAGCGATTCTCTTTGCCTCAGAAGGGTTTTTTGCTAAGTGACTTGCCATCGAACCAAAAGACTTAGCGTCCTTGGAAAACAAATACTTGTACGCCGGAGTCCCTGGAGTTATTACCGGTGCCAATACAGTTGGATCCAGATCTGGATAGGCTCCCATGGCTTGCATAACTAGATTAGACTCCGAATTCTCCTTCGATCGGATCTCGTCTGCTCTATCACGCGCTGCCATTGCAGCAGATATTTCCTGCCTAGCAACATGACGGCTTGTATCCTTAGTAAATGAGCCGAGGTCGTTATACTCGCTTTCCTCAGGCTCCCTTTCTGCGACTGGAGCTTCTTCCGGACTGGCTTGAACAGAGGTCTGGTTCGCAAGAGCTACACTCTTGTAATACTCCGCTTCCTGCCTTGCCCTATTAGCTTCTTCGTTCACTGATTTAAAACGATCGTAAGGAACCGACTCTGACTGACGACGATCCTGAGAAGTATTGGAGTCTGGCGATTCTCCTGTTACGCCATCATTTACAGCAGTATAATCCGCTTGCTGATACGGTTCTTCGGGCATTTTGTCACCTATGTCTTAAAAGGAATTACGCTCCGAAAATTAACACTAGAAAGAATCTCTGTTAATGTCTTTTAGAGCTTGCTGAGAAATCTTACCCTCTTGTATGTATGATTCAAGACTATCTTTAAAAGACTTCAAAGTTCTGGACAGTCTATAAACTTCTTCTCGTTCTTCTTTTTCATCCGATGAAGATCTAGCCCATGCCTGGTGGTACTTCTCCTCCTGCTCCTTGAAGAACCCCTGTATCATCGGGTTCTCCAGCAGTAGCTCCGCCTGGGCTCTGAGGCGAACCTGGTCCTGGAGCTTCGCCTGGTAGTCCTTGTTCATTTTGTGGCACCATCCCCTGAGGAATTTCTTGAGGCGGAGTAGCAAAGTCCTCCACATTTCTATATCCCATATTCTCCGCAATGACTTTAATAATATTATAGACATTTCGTGGTTTAGTAATCCCCATTTGTAATAATAGTGGATTCATCAGAAGCTGAAGTAGCTGCATCCCCCTCTGAGAATTCATCTCTCTAGTTCCAGTACCAATACCAACATCAATAGTCACATCAAAGAAAACGTCAATATCTTCTTTTCGGATCTCCTGCCATTCCTCGTTGATCCTAATCGTTACCGGATCTTCCATGTGGGTAATATTCATTTCGGCAAAGGCTCTCATTAGATCCTTGACACCGGTTTCCGCGAATACTCTAGCAATAAGCTCCATTCGTTGCTGGGAAGCTGTGAGAATTTG